TGGACTTAATGATTTACGTACCTAACAACGTATACCAAGCGTATGTAAGAGCATTAGGAGGATTCGCAACTAACGTAGGAGCAAACGGTGTAGACAACAAAGGAACTACATTCTACCAAATGGAGTCTCAACTTACTTTTGATGGTATTCCATTACAGAGATGTACAGGTATGTCTGGAAACAGAGCCTTCGCAGGACAGAAGTCTAACTTATTCTTCGGAACAGGTTTATTATCTGACCACAACGAAGTTAAGTTACTTGATATGGCAGACTTAGATGGTTCTCAAAACGTAAGAGTAATCTCTAGATTTACTGCGGGAGTTCAAGTAGGAGTTGCATCTGATGTAATCCACAGAACTGCATCTGCATCATAAATTATTTTTTAACATATAAAGGGGGTAGGGGTGTACCCTATCCCTTTTTTTAATACTTATAAATATGGCTTGTACATTAACCTTAAACGGTAGAGAGTTACCTTGTAACAAGACCGTAGGAGGACTAAAGACGATTTACTTTGCGGAGTATGATGGTACGATGACTACCGTTACTGCGGGTACGGCTGATTGGTATCAGTTTGACCTTAAAGGTGCATCTTCTTTAGAGACTGCTATTAACGGTTCAAGAGAAAACAACTCTATCTTTTACACCCAAACGGTAAACGTGCAACTTCCTTTATTGGATAGTGCTACGTCTGACGAAATCAAACTACTAGCTGCTAATAAACCTAATATTGTCGTAGAAGACTATAACGGGCAACAATGGTTAGTAGGTGCAGAACACGGATGTGATTTAATAGGTGGTACTCTAGCAACGGGTGCTAACTTAGGAGATTACTCTGGGTTTACTTTAACTTTTGAAGCATTAGAAAAAGAACCACCGATTGCCTTAACAACTGCGGTAACGGTAGACTCTGGTGCGACACAACTTACACCAAGTGTAACTGCAGCATCGTAATTTTTAACACTTATAGAGAAGGGGTAGCAGAAATGTTACCCTTTTTTTTGCTTAAAACTACAAAATCCCAATTTTATTTCGTTATATAAGTATGAAGGTTTTAACCACGAGTACAAGCGCACAAGAAGTAAAGGTAATTCCAAGAAGTTACCCTTCAAGTATTACGGTAAAAGTACGAAACGAATCTACTAACGACACCGACACATACACAAGTGTAGCTGCAACTAAAAATAAAGGCTATTTAGTCTTCTCTAACGCATTTTCTCTTACAGAAGGTAATTTTTATAATCTAACGCTTTTAGATGGCGCAGATGTGATTTATAAGGGTAAGATATTTTGTACAGACAGTTCTGACTACTCGGTTAATACAAATCAATACGTACAAGAAACAAGTTATGATAACGAGTATATAATATTATGAGTAGACAACACAAACCCACAAAGTACACCAACGATTTACGGGTAGTTAATTTAGCTACTTATACTTCTCCCGAAATAGTAGAAAAGAGAAACCAAAACTTTGTAGAATACGGAGCGGACAACAACTACTACCAATACCTAATAGACCGATACAACGGAAGCCCTACAAACAACGCTATCATAAACGGTATTTCCGAGATGATATACGGGCAAGGGTTAGATGCTACCGATTCTTCAAGAAGACCTAACGAATACGCACAGATGAAGTCTTTATTTTCTAAAGATTGTGTACGTAAGTTAGTTTACGATTTAAAACTTATGGGCGGTTGTGCTATGCAGGTTATCTACTCTAAAGACAGAAGTAAGATTACAAGTGTAGAGCATTATCCCGTAGAAACGCTAAGAGCGGAAAAGTGTAACGCTAAAGGAGATGTAGAGGCGTATTACTATCATCCTAATTGGGATAAGTACCGTAAAGGGGACGATTTAAAAAGAATACCTGCGTTTGGTTGTTCTAGGGAAGCAATAGAGATACTATTTGTAAAGCCATATAGAGCCGGGTTTTATTATTACAGTCCCGTAGACTATCAAGGTGGTATACAGTACGCAGAGATAGAAGAAGAGGTATCAAACTTCCATTTAAACAACATAATGAACGGTTTAGCACCTTCTATGTTGATCAACTTTAATAACGGAGTACCTAACGAAGAAGAAAGAAGCCTAATAGAGCAAAGAATCTACCAGAAGTTTAGCGGTACGTCTAATGCAGGTAAGTTTATATTAGCCTTTAACGATTCTGCGGAAACAAGTGCAAGTATAGAACCCGTACAGTTATCGGATGCACATAATCAGTATCAGTTTTTAAGCGATGAGGCTATGCGTAAGATAATGGTATCGCACAGGGTTGTATCTCCTATGTTATTAGGGATTAAAGACCAAAGCGGACTAGGAAACAACGCAGACGAACTAAAGACGGCTTCTACCCTAATGGATAACACCGTTATAAGACCGTTTCAGCGACTTTTAATAGATGCCTTTGACCAAGTATTAGCCTACAACGAGATAACGCTTAATTTATACTTTAAAACGCTTCAGCCGTTAGAGTTTACAGACTTAGATAACGCTATAACTAAAGAACAAGTAGAAGAAGAGACAGGACAAAAGCTATCAGACCAGAGACCTTTCTTAGATGACGATTTAGCGGGAGAGTTATGGGACGAGATAAAAGACTTAGGAGAGGACGAACCAGAAGGGTATGAACTTATAGACGTAGAAGATGTAGGAGATGAACCAGAGGACTTTGATGCGGAGTCTTACTTAAACGGATTAAAACTAAGCGCAACCCAAGATAGTACACAAGACACCGACTTATGGAAGGTAAGATACAAGTACGTAAAGGGAACTCGTAAACAACCTAAAGGAGAATCAAGATTGTTTTGTAGAAATATGATCGGTGCAGGTAAACTCTATCGCAAAGAAGACATAGGGTTTATGAGTGCAAAAGGGGTAAACAAGAAACACGGACACAAGGGTAGAAACTACTCTATATTCAAATACAAGGGCGGTGTTAATTGTTACCACAGATGGGAGCGACGAGTATACAAAAAGAAACTAAAGAAAGACGGAGAGACATACGGAGGAAATGCGCTACAAGGGACAAACTTTAAGAATGTAAACCAAGCCATACGAGAAGGATGGAAAGCACCTAAAAACCCTAAAGAAGTAGCAATAGCACCTATAGATATGCCTAGAAACGGACACCACCCAAATTATTAGTATGGCAACTGCATTATTTATAAAAAGAGAAGATTTAGTACGTAACTCTATAATAGACGGAAACGTAGACTTTGATAGATTTGTTCAGCACATCAAGGAAGCCCAAGAGATGCATATACATCTGTATTTAGGTACGGACTTATACAACAAGATAAGCGCAGATATTGTAGCGGGTACTTTAAGCGGGGACTATCTAACTTTGGTTAATTCTTATATACAACCTATGCTTATACACTATGCGATGGTAGAGTACTTACCTACGGCAGCGTTTCAGATTAAAAACGGGGGAATCTATAAGCACCAAAGCGAAAACTCTGTAACGGCAACAAAAGAAGAAGTAGACTTTCTAGTACAAAACGAACGCAACAAAGCAGAACAATACACTAGAAGGTTTATAGACTATATGACCTTTAACTTGGACAAGTTCCCAGAATACTTAACTAACACAAATGAAGACACGCACCCTAGTAAAGATGCAACGTACAACGGATGGGTCTTATAAGGTAAAAAAGGAAAACGAAAAAAAACTTAAGAAATGGCTTTTGGAAAAATATACGAGAAGAGTTGGTGGGGAAGCGGGAGCGGAATACAAAATAACATAGGTTTTGGTAATGCCTACGACTACATTAGAGAGGTAGAGTTTTTAGAGAACCGAGCAGAAGAAGATGGCGGTACTACCGAAGGGTGGTTATGTGCTTCTAATGCTTTAAAGAAATATGTACATAGCGAGTCTTCAAGGGTTCTTATGGATGCGTATATTGACAGGGTAGAAACGGCAGGAGGAACAGTAGAGGCTAAACAATGTGCTATTAACGAAATTAACGATTTATGAAACTGTACAAAGAAGCAAGTTTAATGATGTTACCTACCTCTGTAAAGGATGGTAAGTTGTATAGCATATTCCCACAACCTAAAGTAATAGGCGAAGAGTTGGTTACTTATTCTGATTTTAATTATGGCTCTGGCGGATGGTCTTTAGTAGATGGTAAATGGACATTTGATGATACTGGTTCTGGTTATCTTAATTATACTACAATTAGTGTTACAGTTGGACAGATATACAAAGTGGTCGTAGATGTTTCTGTGCCAAGTGGCGTTGCAAATTTTAGATTCACAAGTGGTAACGGACAAACTGTACTTTTTGACTACACAGATTTTCCAGATGGCGTAACTACTTTTTACACTACGGTTAGCGGTGTAAATGGAGGTATACAAAGATTCTATGCACCAACAAGTTTATCAGATGCGTTTACTTTAAATTCAATATCAATCAGAGAAGTAGACCAATTACCCGCAGATTTTGATTTCTCAAGAGGTAGCAATTTAGCAGCTACAAGAATAAACGAGCAAGGTCTTATAGAAAAAGGTAGAGAGAATTTATTGTTGCAGTCTAATAACTTTGATACG